GATGGTATTTTGTCAAGAGGTATATCCCTCTTTCCACGGTTGCAATCAAAACATGCTGTTATTAAATTTTCAATATTATCTCCGCCACCCTTTGATTTTGGTTCTATATGGTCTACTTCAAGAACCGCCTCTGGGGGACATTTTCCGCAATATGCGCATGAAAATCCATCACGTTTAAACACTTCAAATCTAATTTTTTTGGTTAACGCCATATTTAAATTCCTTTGGGGCGATGCCACCCAAAATAAAAAACCCACCTGGCTTGCGATGTCACACCTAAAAAGGAATAACGGCCAAATGGGTAATTTATAAAATTTTGGTTTAAATGTGACATCGCCCCTTAAACATACACTATTTAAAATCCATGTCAAGCGTTTTTTTAAAGCGGGCTTGCACCTATTTCTTTCTAACCCAGGCAAAAGGTAAGAACCTGGATGCTCACTTGCGATAGATGCTTGGTCTACTCGGATAAAGGGGATTGCCGCCTCATGGCTCCCCACGGCCAGCGCGTCCGTTGGAGTGTGAGCTATGCAGATGTTTATTTAAATGTCGGCTTCATCGCCGGGCCCTTGTTGCCGTCCACCAGGTAAACTGAGTCGAACTTAGGCAGCGGCATAACCGGCTTTTTGCTGGTGATTTTAAGGCGACAAAGGTCAAACCATAATGAATCACCCTGTTTCCCATCATTACCTATAGCCGGTGTTACAAGCCCCTGGATGCAACCATAAAGGTCAAAACTTATTGACCCTATAACGCCCTTTTGTCCTGTAATCTTGTCAACAGCCCTCATTCCCAAAAGTCCCAAATGTTTTTCGATTTTCATGTCATTTCCCTTTCTGTTAAATGTTATTTGTCTATCGCCTCTTTAATAGCCGCGATCATGTCAACGCATTCTGAAACGGACTTCGGATCTTTACCGTTCGTTACCATTGCGTATTCCCTGAAATTGGACTTTTTCAATTCCATTAACTCTGCGTATTCCGGTGCATCAGTAGCGTTATCCGGCGTTGCAATATCATCATGCCCATTGGTGAACCCGCCTGTTTCGGCCTTAACGGTTTCAGCGCCGTCTTCGGTATCCTCGATGTTAACCTGCTTTTCCGGCCACGGCTTTCTGACCTGCTTGGCCCATTTCTGCCGGGCCTTTGTAAGCAACATTTTCGATGTTTTCTCGAACCTGTCAAGGTTTTCAATGACGTACTGCTCAAAGCCTGATCGCAACCTGAACCACTCGTTAAGGAACTTGATTTCGTCCTCGGTCATGCCGGGTTGTTCGTCCTGTTCAGGTTCGTCTTCTGTATCCGGGCCCTGATTTAACGCATCTATAAATTTATCGTATCCGATTAAAAACCCTTTCGGGTTCCTCAATGCGAATTTGATAATTTCACCATCAGAACACCCGCCACGCTTCATGTGATCCTTTACCCATTCATTCATCGGATATTTTCCCGGGTGAATCATTAACTCTTTTTCAAACATGGATTCATAATCGGCGTTGCTCTTTTCCGGTTCGACTTCAGGTTCAGCCGCCGAGTCGCCATCCTCAATAAAAATTCCGTAATCCGTGACTTCCTCGATCTTCTCTGCAAGATCATCAACGGCCTTATCATCACCGATAACCCCGCCTTTAATCTCAACATCAACCGTCCCCGCAGCCGGTTCCGCAGGCCCGAGAATATCTGCCATTTTTTTAGCATCAGGTTCAGGCTTATCCGGCATTGTCGGCGTTACGTCAATAACATCGTCCGTGTCCGCGGGTGTCCGTAATCCTTTCAGCACATCGGAAAAGCCGTCCCGTAAGCACCACGACCTGGCCCGCATCTGGCACATACGCTCGGCGTATTTCTTCCACGGCCCCTTATCTGTAAGCCCTGCATTGGCAGCCATCTTGATTGAAAACGACCTTTCAATAGGCGTTTTCCGGCCCTTACGCTTGGCAATAGCCGTACACATAAAGTCCTTACCTGCCCCGGACATCTTTTCCTCGAAATCCTCAAGTAGTCCGGACGCCTCGACAAGCCCCAACATGGCATCTCCCCATATAACCGGCCGGCCGTTAATGGCTGAAATGTTCTGAACGGATTGCATCGGCGTTAATCCGACCTCGGAACCCATCGCCAAAACAACAAAAATATCCTCTTTCCGCTCCAACCCTCTCGGCATCATGCTCGATACGCTGAAAACATGAGCCAAATAATCAAGCCCGGCCAAATCCTGTGGCACAAGGCCACGCCCCTGTTCAAGTGATACTGCCGGTAATGCTGGTATTAACTCTTTCCCGTTATTCATATCCACTGTTCATCCTCCTTTTTTGATACGTTGCCCGTAAAAGGCGTTGAGTTTAAACGATCATAATCGAAGCCAAGCTCTATCACCTGGTCCGGATACCCTAACCATTCATCTTTTTCAAGACACTCGGCGTATTTACGGCGCAATGGATAGATATATTCCTCTGCCCGGTCTATCTCGGCAGGGTCTGCTTTAAAAACGTTCCCCTCATGCGGTGGCTGATCCTCCCATGCAATCCAATAAAAGTCTTTATGTTGCAGCCCTGTGGCCTCTGTAGCCCCTGTGAGATACCAATATGCCTGCCAGTTATAACGATAATTTCGGATAGATTTCTGGAAGCCCCATTGCGAAGCGTCCGCAGTTTTCTTTAAATCAACTATCGCCCCGGGCTCTATCTCGGGAAAAAAGTCTATCCTCGCCTTGCACCAGAAGCCGAACTCCGGATCTTTCCACAACACCGTCTTTTCGGCCCAACCGTTAGCGATTAACCTTGACGCCGCCTGGCTTGCACCGATCTTTTTGACCATTGCCTTAATATTCTGGATATCCTTTTGTTTAAGGATGGTCTTGTTTCTATTGGCCGCCGCCCACGCTTTATGTTCTTTAGAGTTTTTGTTCCACTTCTTGCCCGGCCGTTCAACGCTCATTTCCGGTAATGCAACAACCTCTTGATCGTATCTATCCGGCTCTAAAACAGCGTAATGAAACCCTGAGCCGACATTCATAGCAGGGGTTGCCTTTGTCGGTGATTCAACCTCTGTTTTGAAATGAAGCGGGCTGCGTGATAAAAACTTAATGTATGTGCTGTTCAAGGCTTTGATCTTGACGTATTCCGAAAAATCTATCGTGAAAAGCCCGGTTTCCGTTGGGGTATAGTCTGAATTGTAAGGCATGTCTTGATCTTCCATTTACGCAATAGCCTTTCTCTCGTATATATGCCAGATCAGTCGCCCACCACAAGATTTTATAGTTCCAAGGTGTTTTCGTTCAGCCCCGATATCATATTCTAATTCATCCCCGGTGCCGAAAACTTCAAATTGTCGCATTTTCTTTTCCGCAAGCGGATCAACCTCAAACCATAAACAAATATCACCAAACTGATCGCCAACGTGTAGGAAAGTCGCCCCAAATGGAATCTCATGATTTAAACTCCCACGCTTTAAAACATATTTCCAGATTTGTTTTTTCATTCCTTAACCTCCCGCACCCAATCGACGCGGCCCTCCCGCTTGTGCCGCAGATTATAACGCGATTGTTTTGCAAAAATATATGCCTGCGATGCCTTATAGCATTCGACCTTTATCCTATCCCCGTTCTCATACGAAACTTCAAAGGTTTTCATTCTTTGCTCCATTTCGGCCCATGCTCAATTTCCATGTGGCAGGTCCAGCATTTCCAGGCTACGTTTTCGGGAGTGTCCGGACCGCCGGCGCCCCTTGATTTCTTGTGAGCAACGTGGCCACAAGTGTATTTGTTAAAATTACCGTCCTGATCGTATGGCGGCAGCCACCTATGGCATTCATCACACCGCCAATGGTGGGCATCGCAGACCTCAAGGCGGAACTTGGTATAGTCCTTTCCTTTAAGCCTTTTTGTTTTTGGTTTCGGGTCTGTGGTCATTTTTATACCTTATAACAAGTGGACGCCCGCAAAACGGGCAGAACTTACATCTGTTTTCTTTAGGTCCGTCAACATCAAAGCAAAATGCATTCTCGCATTCTGTGTTCCATATGCCGTCTTCGTCAACTTCCCATTTGCATATGTATTCATTTTTAATGCCGTCGCTGTAAACTGTCCACAGCTTTTCAAGATATTCATTCTTGTAAATTTTATTCCGAGATATCTCTTTATCCATTTTCGCCCCCTGCATTCCAGGCCAGTAAAGGTTTTTCATTTTCAGGAACGATATGAAAATCACACCCAAGGCCACAAGAGTCGCTACAGCCATCAACTTTGTACCCGGGATAGCAACATTCAACCGGCCCGCGACACGGCATTAAATCAGATAATTGGCACCCGCAATCGTCTGACCACAAACCGTCATATCCGTTGTCCTCAAGATATTTTATGGTTATTTGTTTTACTGTTAGCATTTTCAACATTCCTTCCGCTGATTTTCAGCTTGGTTCATCAGGCCACTCCATCCAATGTGTGATGTTAGACCAGTCCGACGCAATACTTGTTTCCATTTGTTCGCCGTCAAACCACCCCTCTGTCGGATGTTTAGTTGAAGAACAATATGGACTGTCCCATACGATATAGCTTCCTGTTTTATCAGGGAGCCTGTCTTTAACGCTTATCCATTTTGGCATTCTTCTATCTCGTATTTGTTTTGGGTTATTGTCTCGGTTCATTTGCTTCCTCAATCGGTTTGTAGCATTCGCAATAGATACCATCTATCTGTTTCATTTTTCTTCGTGATCCATACGCAACTGAAAAAGCTGAGTCTGGGAATTTAACAATATGTTCACAATATCCGTATTCCGTCATACCATCCGGCCGAAAGAATCGGCACGTTTCACATTTTTGTAACATATTTTTCGCCCCCTGCATTCCAGGCCAGTAAAGGTTTTTCATTATCCACCTCACGCAAACTGTAAGTATTTATCAACAAGCCGGTTGACCTCATCCTCTCCTATCCCGGCCATAAGCGGTATCCGTTTTATAAGGACGGTTAAAACTGCCTGGTAAAGTTTCTCAAACGTGTCTTGATCCATGTTTGCAAATGATATTGAGTCATGTTCCGGCTTTGCAGTACCGTCCAGCCTGATTACGATATGGAAATACCCGGCTAAAATAATGCAGTCTTTCCGGAAACGTTCAAAGTTTTTCTCTGGCACTCCGTATTTTGAGTTTATCTCTCCGGGTTCCCAATACTCAAACCCGAGATTAAGCAGGGCAAACAGTTTTCTGTGTAAAAGAGGATTCCGCATTTTGGTAAACTTGCCGTGGATGGTGTCGCCTATCTTCATCTTTTGGCAATAATCATCCGTTGGCTTATCGCTTGGGCCGATTGTTCCGGGGCCATATTTTGTGAATGTTAGGTCTGGCATTATTTTTTAACCGGCCTCCCATGTTCATAACAAATGTATGACCTGTAGGAGTGTTCTTCTCTTAAATTAACAGAATATCGCCTGTCATAATAAAGCCATGTGTCATATTCAAGGCAGTACGGATGATACCTTTTTTCGAGTTTATCATACTCCATTCTGCATTTGTCGCAGTTGCATTTTTCAGGCTTCATTTTACCGCCTCAACAGCACCGGCCACGGCACCATCATTAAGTTTCTGTATCCACGGGAACCCCGCCGGCCGCTCTTTCACCACGCCGTCAAACGTCTGCATCTTAACAGGTTCGATCTTTACCGGCGGTCTGTATGACAGTGCAAGCAGGGCCGCTATGATAACAATCCCGGCCATTACAGCTATGTCCAATATTATCTCTGATATTCTCATCGCCCGATAACCTTGCCGGTGAAATACCCGTAAAAGAACCCGATGGCCAGATAAACAAAAAACACCGATACAAAAAATATCGCCGTCCCGGTTGACGTTAATACCGCTGAAAACAGCCAATAAAGAAAACCGCAGATGATACCGTAAATTAATGTAAACATTTTTAACCTCCGTGTTAAGTTTTGTTGGGGCCGGCAGGATTCGAACCTGCACGCACGTTTCGCTTATTCTATTCTGGCATTTTACCGAAAGACTATCACGCCGCTACCCGTGACACTTTTTAGCGTCTACCGTTTCGCCACAGCCCCATAATTAAGCAATCCTCCGCTTCCACAAAATAAAAAAGTCCCGATGCGAATCATGCTCCCGCGTTATCGCAAACGGAACGTTTAAAGTTTTGAAATGTTCGATCCAGGATTCAAGGTGGACGTAGTCACCCTTGTAAAAGTCCAGCAGGTTTTTTCGTTTTATATTGTTAAACTTGGTTTTCCGGAAATAGGAAATGGAATTGCGTGGCTTGAATTTGAAATTGTTGTATTTCATCTTGTCTCCCTGTAAGATTACCCCGGCCGCCCTGTGCGACCGGGGCTGGATTTATTCGCCGGGTAAGGTTTCCCGACTTTCTGGGTATATATTACAGGAAGAAAAAGGCAGTGTCAAGCGGAAAGTTATCTATAGATAACGGCAGGTTACACGTTTTAGCGTTTTTTACGGGGTAAAAATTAACTCATATTTGAACGTTGCGCTGTTAACGGAATTACCGCTTGTTGATATCGTTATCGCGTTAATAACCGGAATGCAGGCCGCCGTTCCGCCAATAGCCGGATGGATTGATCTGTTGGCCGAATTGTCAAGTGCGTCAACGCCGTTACCGTCAAGCATATCGATCGCTTTCGTTATCCCGCCGGCCTTTTGGTAGATATAAAAGTCACTGTCTTCTGTAACCTCAGTACCGGCGTTATCGCCTATCGTGTTTATCTGGCAAAGCTGCCACCCCGCGAAGACTTCGGGGCATCGGTCTAAAGTAACATCCGGAACGGATCCGTCCGAAGCATCAGCCGTGCATGATATGGTGACGATTCTAACGATAGAGCCTCGATATTCCTGCTCTGACCTCGTTTGAGTACAGGTTCCGGCAGCGTATGCTGTACCCGTTAAAACCAGCGTTAAAATAATGAGCGTGATAAGTATCTTTTTCATGGTTATCCCCTTAAAAGCACCTTATTATCAATATTGACGTAGCTATGAGCGTGGTAGCAAAATATAACCACGCCTCCCATTGCGGTATCATTCATCCTCTTTAATCGTTGCCCCATGATAAAATTGCATTGCGCCGATCCAGGCGGTCATCACCGACCCAAAAACGATATTAATAATATCCTTATTGGCTGAGGGTATCGTTAACATGACAAGCGCATAGATCATGCCGGCGACCATCGCCGTTAGCAGGTATGCGAGTATTGCCGGGGTTTTCGATTTTGTTGCCATCTGCATTTTTCTGCTTGAGTTTTTATCGGATACGAGCGCCGACAATTTTTTAAGCCCCAATTCCCGGCAGCTTACTTTAAAATCGTTTTCAGCCTGTTTTAATGCAAGCAGTTGTTCATGGGTTGCGCCACACATGGCCGCGCTTATTTCGTCCTCAGAGGCATCTTCTTTTCCAAGCAATACAGAGGATAGGGCTTTGGCCGCCATGCCACCTACCGGCCCACCAATCGCCGTTCCTATCCACGGTGCGACCGTTTTAACGGCTGTTTTCCAATCAAAGTCCATGATTAACCTCCCGCCCTGATGTTAAACCCAACCGGGATAGCTCTCAGGTCGATAACCTCGGCCCCGGATACTGATGTTGTCTTGTACTCCAATGTATCAATGTGAAACCCCTTACGGGTCACTGAGCCGTCACTTGTAAAGTGTACTTTCAGTGTCGTGCCGCTTACCTCTCCGGAAGTGAACGCCCCTATATTGCCATGATAGGTATATTTGATATTGTCAGATGCATCCAGTATCCGAACAAAGTCGTAATTCGCTTCAGTCTTGAAATAATCGAAGTGGACCCTTACCGCGTTGGCCCCGGCCTGCGTCAATGTCGTTGTTTCATCCTCGTTATTCCCGTAATTACTTGGATAATTCGGGCTTGATACGTCAGCACTGGTAGCCGTCCAGGTGCTTGTCGTTTTCGTGAGAAGATTTGTCCACGTCCCGCTGTCTGCCGTTTCGTATTTCAATACAAGTTTAGCGATTAAAAAGCCAACCGTTCTTAACTGAGCCGGGATTGTCGTTACCGCTGTACTGTTGATATCGTTTACAGCATTGGCATCCGTGGTATATTTACCGTTCGGCAGGCTTACGAATAATTTGCAATCGGTTCCGGAATAATTTATCGCGCCCCAAATTACCAAATTGATCGAATCACCATCCACAAGCGCCGTTCCGTCTGCAATCTCATGGATTGAGTTTAAATTCGTTATTTTCTGATAATTCGTTAACGTCCCATCCCCTGAAACGTTTACGACATATATCCCATCCGTTGAGATATCCATGTCAGGCCAGGTCTGCCGGTGGAGTTGAAAAACTATCCCGTTGGTAGTGGTAAAGTCTATATCATCCTCGGCGCCGGCATTGGTCGTAATGGTTAAATCCTGATCCACCCCTGACCAATAAGTAGCCCCTATCGCCCTGAGTTTTTCTCTCATCCATGAGATAGCGCCCTTGCCGTTATGCGATACGACTTCTGTCGTTCTCTGGTATGCCATAGGGCCGTTTGTTGACACGGACGAATAGTCCTGAATAGATACGACCGCCACAATAGCAAAGTCTCCCGTCGGCGGTGCTATGGTGTCCTGCAAGGTCAATGTGCTGGTCTGCGTATCATAAACAACAGATATATAATTTAAGACCGGGCTTATCGCTGTTCCCTGCGTTAGTTCTGTCCGGGCCTTGCCGCCTACACCGTCTCCGGTGGTGCAATCAAGGGTATATTTTGATCCGTTAATCCAATATTCGATATTCCCGCCACCAATGGCCTCAACGTCCATGTAAACAGACGTTCCGGAAACAACCACGGTTAAATCCTGGCGCTGTTCACTCATGCCGTCAAGATATCCGGTTTCAGTTTTTAATGAGTCGATCTGAGTCGTTTTAAACCCACCACCGAACTTAAAAATGCCACCATAAGAAATACCAGGAAGCAACACCACCATTAAAATTATAAGTAGATATTTTTTCATGTGTATTCCCTCACCAATTCCCTGAATTGCTTCATGTCAAAGGCCTTGCCGGGGCAGGTCTTATGCGGTTCATAATCCCGGTGGGCCTTAATGTTTGCGGTGCTTATGTCAAGCGCCGAGCATAACCCGGCGATATATTTTGCAGCCTTGTCAAGCTGATCCGGTGGCGGTGGGTGATCCTCGAATTTCCCGACAAAACAGAATCCCAATGATTGATTGTTCATTCCACCCGCCCGGCAATGCGCCCCTTTATGGTTCAACGGCCGGCCGGTCATTATCTCAAACTCGTTGCCTACCTGTTCGCAGCATAGATGGTATCCGACATCTGACCATCCCAATGTACCAACGTGATATCTCCGAATTGCGGCCCATGAAACAGTCCCGCTGTCCTCTGTATCTGAACAATGAATAATTATGAAAGTCGGTTTCATCAATCGCCCCTATCCATTATGGTTCGTGAACGGTAAAGCAGCTTGTCAAGTTTGTTGTCTATCTTTGACATCTGGGCTTCAAGCCTGACATTTGACTGTTTGAGATACCCGATATCCTTTTTAATGAGTCCAATTCCGGAAGTCTGGGCGTTATCAACGACCGCTGTTTCCTTACAATACGCCCTGAACTCACTCTCAAGAGTTGCGATCCTGCGTTTTGTTTCCCCGGCCTGACTCTTGTAAACGCCTACCGTAACTGCAAGCCCGAGTATAAAAATAACAGCTGTCACGACTACACCCACGTTATCATTCACCCATGACCTTGCCCGTATCATCATTTCGCCCCTTTCAGTTTGATACCAAGTGGAGTAATAAAATCAGGCTTTTTGATCGGAACCCGTATCGGCTCGATGTTCTGCCCGACCATGAACCTGTAATCGTTAACGATCTCGCCTTTCCAGATTTTAGGCAGCCCGACCGTAATAGGAATATCCGGCCAATCTGCGTCTTTATTCTCGATTAACTCAAAATCTTCATCGAAAACCTCAAGCAAGGATCTCTCTGGCCGCATTTCGTCAACCGTGTAATCATTGTCTTTAAATTGTTTGCCGCTTATAAACCCGCCTCTTTTGTCAGGTATCATGCGCGGGGTTGCCTCTGCGACCTGTTCAAGGGTAGGATTAACAACAATTATATCATGTTTTTTAGGATCATAATTTAAAAATGGATGTTGGATAATATCTGGCCTATGACCATTTCCAAAACAAGGATGGTCTGGACAAGTAGCCGCGTCAGTTGTTTTCCCGGTAGCTTTTTCTTTTAACAACCAGAGCCAATGAACATCACCTGAAGATGTAACATAAGTTTGTAAAACGTATACAGTAGCAGACGTTCCAGTCCTTGCTATAGCACAACAAGTTATATATGATTGCGAATCAGCCCCACCGGATGCCGTTATATTCGCTATAACGTTATCTCCTGCTAAATTGCTTTTGACCATCGGGTAGAACCCATACTCGCCACCAGCAAGCAACTTATTTACAAGCGACGTCGATGTCGTTGATTGTATGTCACTTGACTGTTTCAGCTTAGATGATGTTACTTGAGAGTCTGCAAGCACCACTTTCGGGCTGTTGATATCGTCGTGGTCGTGTCCATCAACATTCGTGATAATATCGTAAAGGATTTTATAATTATCGCCTGACCTCGCACCAGCGGAATAAAGGTTATCTCCGGTACACTCAACCCTGTTTGACGCCGCTACTGTATCGTCAATGGTGTACTTTTCTCCGATTGCAAGGCCGTCTGTGAATATCAGCGTCCGGCCATTATGTTCATCATCGACAAACCCGGCTGCGGTATCAGTCGCGTACCCGGTGGTATCATTCGGCGGGTCACTCGTTAACGTCCCTGACGCCCCGGTATCAACCATCAGCATCATTAAAACTTCAATAGCTTTCCGGATTGCAGCGTAGGTCGTTTCATTGTCCGGGCTGTCGGCGTCCGTTTCTGTATCGAGTACCAGCCTTAAATCTGATATGCCTTTGAAAATATCGCCTGACATAAAATTACCTCATGGTATTATTAAGTGAGCGTCATCGTCTGCCGCCCCGAGTTTATTTGATGAATCCGCTATATATCCCCATCGCTTCTGTTCAGTGGTCGCCTGGTCGTAATCTGAAAACGAGATGATATCGCCCACAACCGGCGTTTCGCCCAAATCGTCACAAGTACAAACCCCGGTTGATGTATTAACAGTCAAAAGCGTTTTCCCGTTAACCTTTTGCCTCATGTTCTTGTTTAAAAGCTGTATTTCCGGTAATGTGAACTTTGAAAATTTGGTTGCATCAACGGTCGATACTGTAAATTGTGTTCCGCTTGCCGCCGCCGTAACTGTCATGGTCGGCGTTATGACACCATAAGTACCCTTGTCAAAACCTGTCTGCAAAAAGTCGACCTTGCAAACCCCGTTTTTCCAATCGACACCTATTTTTATTATTTCCATTCTCTCAAGAGACAAACCCCTTGTTCCATCGCTCAAATCAGGCAACAGTTTATGGGTGAACGGTACGATATCGCCCGGTTCAGATAGAAGTTGAGTAAACCAACACTTAGCCGTTATCTTAATCGGCGGGGTTGAATAACGATTGAATACCGCCCCTTTGCGCCGTGAAATGATATCAACTGCACCGTCCGCTGTCTTCAAACCCTTTGACTCGATCTTTAAGCCCTTGCCCGGCCCCCTTGCATTTAGACTCGTTGAATCAATGTAAAAAACCTCACTGTCAAACTCATCGTTAACAGAATCCCAATCGTAATGGAACTCTACCTCGTTAATGGTCTGTGCAAGGTTCATATCCCATGTCGGCAGGCCTATGGTATTGTCCTCGTTAAACGACTGCACCGTGTCAAGCGCCTCGATCGGCGGTTTACTCGGTTTGATCGAATACCGGCCCTGGCCATCGACTACCGGATAAAGGTTCAACGGTTTTAAAATCTCTTTCTCGATAAAGTCTTTTGCCTTGAGCCTCTTTTTTATGGAAAATTCCATTTTATGCGAAGTGCCAGGGAAATATTTATCCCTGACAGACTCAATTCCCGATACGGCAATATGATCGGTGTCTATACCTAACCCGTTTTCCTCAGAAAGATAGTCATGCGTTCCGTTCGTACCGGCCCCTGTGCTTAACAAAATAGCCAATAAAATATTGATAGGGTTGCCTGATAATGTCACTGTTGACGTTTCGGAACCCCTGAACACCTTACGCTGCATCCACTTTTGCGGGTCTGTTACGTCAATATCGTAATAAAGACCGTCAGATGATAACTTTAGCCCGGTTATCCACCCGGTAAAGATGGTCAGCATATCGGCCTCTGTCATTCCGAGATACCCGGCCTTGATCGTGGTCTTTTTACGGTGGAAATAAACAGAATCCGTTGACAGTAAAGTTGTGATTGCATCGCTGTAATCAAGCAGTCTTATCTTAACGCCGCCTATCGAACCGGAACCCTGATCCGGTGTTACCATTCTATCAAGGCCCGTTATGCTCTCAAGATAACTATTTGACGGTCGCACAAAAATCGATAACGCCCTTACTTCGGCCGGGGACAATTTCCGGTTATATATTCTTATTTCGTCAAAGGTTAGATTGCTCTGGTTCGTTGACGCATGGCCCGAGTTAAACCAAAGATCCATTGTTGAATCAACGCTACCAAGCCCCGTTATACTAAACGAAGTATCAATAACCCCATCTTTATACCCGTAAACCATATCGTCCTCTCGATCAACGACAAAACATAAATGATACCACTGGCTGCGGTCAAGGTTTGTGAAAACGTCATCATATGGCCATATGGTGCCATCAGAAATATAAAGTTTAATTGCAGGTATTGGGTCAGCACTCGACCACGGCGACAAACCCCATCCGGGGCCGGTTGCCGAATACGGGTTCCCTTTCCCCATCGGCCACTTTACAAGGCCCGTTCCTGCTTTAAACCAGAATGAAACTGAAAAACTCCCCGACCCTGGCTTTAGGCTTGAATCATCTGGAACCGTTACAAGGTCTGTAACTGAGTCCATTTCAAGCGCATTGCCTGAAATCCCGCTAACGAATTGCGGATCACCCGTTATTGCGCCATCATTGCCATTCCCGGACAAGTCTTCAACCGTTGTCCCGCTCGTTTCGTCAAGCGGCCAATATCCTGCAAGATTATTATTACTCGGTACGGCCGGGAGTTGCATATTCGTAAAATCGTCTATTTCGCCGTCAAAATGCACAAGGTAAACCGGCGTCTTGTAATCAAGGTCATGCTGCGCTGTAAAATTTGTGGATGCCGTTAACATTATTTCTTTTCCGCAAATTTAAAAACGTTTGAATACCACTTCCCGGCCTGATCCGGGTTGAAAACTTCATCGAGTGAAACAACTTCCGGGAAATATTCTAAATGGGTGAAATAATCACCCGAAACGTAATCATGCTTCAAATTATCAACCGCCGTTACCGATACCCCCGCGCTGATAGAATCAATCTCTATCACCTCAAACGAGTCGTCTTTTGAATTTCGGATATAACAATTATCACCTACCGAAAAACTCGCCGTGGCCGTTAACGGTATCACCTTTTGGCCAGCCGCCGCCGCCGCATCAAGTGTTGTGTCCCCGGTTTCGGTCGAATCCATTGCAAGCGACCAAGCCTTGCCCTGTCTCGCCCATGACCACCAGGCAATAAGTTTAAAATATTCGGCCTCTTTAAAAAACGAATGAAAGGACATTTCCCGTAAACCGTAAAGGCTTATCGTTTCAATCAGCCCTGATCCAGACCTGTTCTGGTTGCGCTTGTGAGTGTAATTAACACTCAAGCCTTTTTCTCCTACCGGAAGATCGATATCCTTTCCATCGTATGTGATTCTGATCGTCATGCCAAAGCCCCGGCGTAATTCGTTTGATTAATGTAAACTGATCTATCCTCGGCCGCGTTTATTTTCTCGACAAGGGTATCAATATACTGCTCATCGCCTATAAAGTCGCCCTCGATGTTTATCGTTAATGTTGGCTTTGCATTCTCTCCGGTTGTAGCCGGCAATGCATCAACAACCGGCGCTGTGGTTGCAGAAATCGCCGGAACACCAACACCGCCGCCTGACGGTGGCGAAGTACTGTTCATGCTCTGGCTCATTATCTGCGATACTTGCGCTATACCGAACGCAATAACAGATCCGGCCGCAATGAAATTGTATGGATATGGGACGTCCCGCATTGCATTTGCAGCCCCGGTATAAGTACTCATTATGGCCTGTCCGATAGATAAAGCCTTTGTCGCCTCGAATAACGCCTTGTTCCCTTTCATTGCCCCACCGAGAAGCATTTTACCGGTCTTTATCATGTTGTCAGTGGTGAACTTTGCGGATTGCAATTTCATCTGGTTAAGCTGTTTTTCTCTCTCAGCTGCTTGAGCTTTACCTGCGGTTATAGCTTGCTCGGCAGCTAATTCTGCCTGTTTCCGTTCCTCGATGATGCCGAGTTGCGCCATGTGTTCATCAATGATTGCCTGGATGCGCTGATCTCTGGCCGTCTGCTCGTATGCCCGGCGATTCTCAATAGATGCAAGCTCGGATTCGTCAATCTGTGAAAAATAGTTAAGATATAATGCGTGCTGGTCTTCGAGAGTCTGCCTGATAGCTTCGCCCTGGCCACCGTCCGGAGATACGCCGCCGCCTGCTGCACCCCCATCACTCGATACGCCTGAAAACTCTCCATGATATGACGTTGCAAGGTCAAGAGCCTCTTTTGCTTTACGCTTGTTTTCCTCAAACTTCGATTCTCCCCAGAAAAACTCCCAGAATGATTTACCGCCCTCAAAAACCTGAATCATATTTGAAAATGAAGACTCAAGGTCTTTAATAATGCCGATGAACTCTTTATTTTTGGTTATCGTAAAACCTACCGTTTCAAGCAAATCACCGAACGTATTGCTTAACGATTTAATCGCCCCGCCGAATGTGTCTTTTGCAGCCGCAGCGGTACCGCCCATCTGCCCCTCAAGCTCTTTTAAAATGATGTTCTGCGCCCCGGCCGCATCACCGGCGTTCCATAATTCCTTAATCATGTCCTTTTGAGCGCCTGTAAACTGAACCCCTGCCCTGGTCATCGCTGATAAATTTGCAATCGGATCATTCATCGCTTTCCCGATCATCACCATTGACGATTTAAGGTCTGTCTGCATTACCTCGGCCATATCAAGAGCCGCCATTGTAGCCCGTTCAAAACCCTCCCCCCTGATCTGCTTAAACGTGGCTAAAACGGCCATGCCCTTGATAATTGTTTCATCGCCCACGGTCGTAACCTGTTGCATGGCCCCGGCCATATCAAACATTTGTTGCGCTGAAAACCCGGCCGCCCCTCCGGTGGCACTCACAACAGCCGCAAGCCTACGTTCAACGGCCTCTTGTTCTATTGCAGCTTCAACGGCCTTTTTCATGCCATAAACCAATGTCACGCCGAATGCCACCGCCATAAGCCCGACATTTTTCGTCACGGCATCAGCCATTCTGACTGTTGCTTTACGCACTCGCGCAGATGCTCTCTCGTACTTCGAGCTGTCTGCGGTTATTTTATATTTAACGGTATCTGTTGGCACCTGATAGCCTCGGTTGTTCTGTTTTCGGCTTGGAAAGTTTTGACTGTGCCATGTCGATGTAAAACGATTCTGCGGCCCGATGGTAATGCAAAACTTTCTTGTCAAGCCGGGTGAGTTTCGACCATTGCGCCGGCGTTAAGCCAAACTCTTTCATGGTCGAAATTTGCTGATAAAGCGTTGTCGTTTCCGCCCCTGACTCTATCCGGCGCTTTTTGAGCCTCATCATTGCGTTACCGTCAAGGCCCATCAGTCTCCGGATAAAAAATCCTCCCGATCCTCCGACCACCGGGTAAGGTTTTCGATATCAAGATAAATCTGGTCAAGGTGGTGGCCGGTCAACCCGTTTGTTTTGAGAATTGCAAGTTTTTCCTCGTAACTCTCTGCCATTGTCCCATCGGCCTTTTTCCAGGATATATCCAGAGCAAACACCGCTATGCGCCAGGTGAAGTCCCTTGTATGGGCTTCGAGCGCGTCAAGGTAACTTTCATCGGCGGTGTCAATCACCCTGACAATGGTATCATGGGACAACCCGAGCGCCTTACCCTCTTCACTGTTACGCTTCGTAAACCGATTTGTAACCGGCGGTCGTGGCGCTTTCTGGCTGAGTTTATCCTGGTACTCTGCCACCCCTGTTGACTTTATGGGGAGTCTGAGCGGCCCCTCAACGCCGTTACGGGTTACCTTGACAATCGAAAACCCCTTACTTTCAAAGAGCATTTGGTTTTCAACCAATTCGCTGATCGTTTCTATCTTGTCCATTTCCGTTCCCTTTCGTGGTTTAGGTTTCTACATCTGTCCCTGCCGTAAATGACACGATACGCTCAACCGTTCCGTGGTGATACCCGGTCAAGGTTACACTCGCCCCATCGTCTGCAAGCGCTATACTCTGCTCTGCAAGCGGGAGCCATACTTCATTCCACTGCCAGCCCTGATCTGTACCGGGGCCGTCAAGGAATAACTCAACGTTGCAGGCATACTTCGTACTGTCCGCAAACGCCGGACTTGCATTGGTTCCGTCCCGGTTCGTTGTCCCTTTTGTCGTAACAAGGGTATGGCTGTTGACCGTGGCCGTTGAACCGATGTAATTCATCGCATCGAGCCAATCAAGCAAAAAGTCAGATTGTGCCTTACTGGTAATCATAAAGGACAAACTGACCTGACCCGGCTCGAATATTTTATCGTCCGGCCCCTCGATGTAATGCCCGTCAGCATCCGAATTGCCAACATTGAGTTTTAATATTTCCTCGGTCTTCGGAACACCGAGCGGCCCGGATATATCGCCTGCACCGAAATCAATTTCGATATAATAAGGCGTCGCTGTCCCATCGTAAAACCGAACCTTACCGTTTTTGTTTGTAAATGATATGTTGTTATCGTTCGCCATAATTTATACCTCGCGTTGCAATGCGATAGTGTAGGTTAATTCATCGGTATGGATAATCCCATCCGAGCCAATCCGCCATGTTTCCGAATCAAATAGATACGTGTCACCCTGCGCCGGTGCTGATACGTCAGCCCTATTGACGATAATCTCAGCAAGCGCAAGGTCGTTCCCGTCCCTGAAATCAGCCTCAAGGTTCAGCGCATCACGGTTTAAAATAGCCGTTATGGTTGCGCTAATACCCGTTGCCGCCGGAGTGAAAACAACAGAATCCGCAATCTCCGTCGTATCAAAAAAATCGCTTGCCTTTTCAGTCAGCATCTATCTTTTTCCTGCGGCCACGTTTGCGGGTTTTCGGTTCCCGGGTCATCACTTCAGGTTCCCTGATCTCGACTTTCTCGGCAGGTTCCTCAACCGGTATAGCCTTGCCTGTGCTGATTAAAAACCGGGCATCTTTCGCCGGGGCCGTCACAATTTCATTGACCTTTACACGGCCCATGCCACCGATGACAGTACCAGCAATGATCTTTATCTTTACAAGCCCGCCAGGTGCCTTGCCCTCGAATTTCTTAACTGTCAGTGTCATTTTATTACCTCGATATCGGCCCCCGGTGTTACCCGGGAGCCGGTTATCAGTTTATATCGAGCCTACGCATCGTTGTTGACTGCGAAACTTTCAGGATGTCTTACCGCTACATCCGCGCTCTGATGTACGACAAGCCGTAACGTACCGGAAAGACTGTTGGTATAAGGATCCGCGAGTAAATCTAATCCCCCCCAAAGTCCGACAAGCATATCGGCCCAATTCCCGAAGAAAACGTCACCGCTTGTAACCTGGTTCGTAACGCCGGTTTTGTATCCGTTCAACTCGCTGCCATTCTCAGGCATGATAAACTGAGCGGTATTCGATGCTTTCTCGGTCGTTTTCAGGCTTCCGCGCATGGCCGCCTCGATGATATATCCGAGTGAACCAAGCAGAGCATTATCGGTCGCCACAGCGCTTTCCATCGCTACAACCTCGGCCCATGTCGGAACCGCAGCCGCGAATGCGGTCGGCTTGTTGATGCCGGTCGTTTCGCTGATGCCGGTCGGCTCACCGCTTGCACCTGACCCGTAAAGGCTTGCAAGGTCAAGAGAAATGGCTATCGCCATTGCCAGATCATTTCTGATAAGGCCCTCGGCCGCCGGAGTACTCTGCATCAAAAGCTGCCGGCTGATATCGGTATACGCACCAACCGTCTTCGGCGTAAGGCTTACCTGGTCGAACTGAGCCTCACTGTTTGCAGCGTCGCCTGTCTCGGTCGAGATCCACCCGCCGGAAGCGCCACTGGTCTTACGCGGGATAAGGACATCACCGACAAGCCCCGGAAGCATGGTTGCGCCCATCTGAGCAACAACGGTCATGTTTCTGAGGACATCAATAAATGACCCGGCAAGCAGGTTATCAGCGACAAGCTCCGCGCCATCGGTGGCAGTGCCGGCTGTCAAGGTTCTTGTGCTTACCATGACATCGTGCGGTATTGCATAGCCCTTGGTAACAAGACCATCCTCTTTGCGCTTCTGGGCCGCAGCAACCGAGCATTCGATTTCAAAACCGGCCTGTTTAATAAATTCCGGGTTTTTCGGCCCGAGCAATGCCGCCCTGGCAATCCGGAAAAATGAAAACCGCTGCGTTTCCTTTTCGGTCAACCCGATTTCGGGCGTCTTGGCAGGCGTCTGGCCCTCGGCCAACTTGTCAAGAACCCACGCCCTGAACGAGTCAACGCTGGTTCCCTCTTTCAAGGCTTCGGTCGCTTCGGTTTCAAACCCATGCTGCGCGCCAAGCGCGATAATCTCACGGGCTTCATTCGCAGCCTTTTCGCTGATATCGCGAAGTCTGGCCGCTTCTCTTTCCTCTTTTGCAGCTTTTTCGGCTGCGATTTCTTCCGGTGTCTTATCCATTTTCTTTACCTCAATTTTTGCGGGCTCCGGTTCAACCGCCGCCCTGGTTTCAATAATTGTGTCAAACTGCCTGTCTTGAATATCCCCATCCCTACCAATTCCGACCGTCTGATCGGCCGGAATGCCGACAGTGGAAATTTCCAGCGGTGTCCACGAAACAACCCTATATATATCAGGGCCGTCTTCGTTTTCCTCCTCAAGCACCATCTTGTGTACTTGATAACCCACCGAAATATTCTGCCGTATCCCGTCTTTGACATCCACGTACTCTTGTTCGGCAAGATCGTTTTTCCCAAAACGAACTGTAGCCCGGCCTTTCCGGTCGGTGCCGATCTCAGCACTTTCAACCACACCTATCTGATTGTCGCCCCAATGGTCTTTAAGCAGTGGCGCACGACCACTAGCTATAAAATCCATGTTGACGGCATCAGCGGAATGGTCAAGGATCTCAATTCCGAAATATCGCTCATACGGGTCTTCACTCGAAAACGACAAACTCACCGTTCGCGTTTCATCGTCAAGTTTCCTAGTATCAATCCCATTTGTCCGGTAAAATACCGGGGTCTTAATTGTTTTCTGGACTGTTTTTGTCTTCTTCTGTTTCTTTCCCATTGTCACCACCTGTAAATATGGGTAAAATTAGCCCGGCATCTTCCGCGACCTGTTTAATGTCGGCATTGGACGCGATAACGTCCCGAGCATCAGCGCCCGAGTCGCCAACGACCTGCTCAACACTCACAAGGCTGTTTGTTATGGCCTCAACATTGGCTTTGACCTCTTTTGATGGGTCAACCCATTGCCAACCCCTCGGTCGCCATACCGGGGCATTGAATTTAAAAAACTTTGACAGTGGAAGCCCTAAAATCCCACTGGTTAACGACATCCTGAGCCATGCTTCCCGGATTATTTCCGAAAAATGCTCAATGGTGAACGTCTGGATCATGCGCCAATTATCTCTGTCTTCTAATTCGCCTTTCCGAATACTCGAATAACTCACGCCCTCTAAATCGTTAGCCAACGACACATAACTAACGTTAAATCCTGATGCGATACCCCGCAGGATAGCTTTTGAAAATGGACCATATTCGTTATTCGGATATGCCGGATCCCATGCCTGAAAGTCTACATTTGCCGGTAACTGCTCAAATATCCCGGCCTCTGCCTCTGTAATCTCTATCTCAGCACCGCCGTCTGTTTCTTCCTGGTCATCCCCGGTGTAACCCTGCCCATCGGGAGATTTAAAAAAGCCCATCTTTGACGCGCCTACCCGGGCCGCAGTGACCGCCGCTTCCTCAAGGGCGTCAAGAATCTTGTTCCGGTACATACTCGGAGCCATCCACGGAACGCCCCGGGGTTGTTTCGCCCGTTCCATTACAAAAGCGTGTATCAACTGTTCAGCCGGTATCCTTTCGTGCTTTTTCCCGAACTGCCCCGGGAATGCTTCCCCGGGGTGTTTAACAAGCAGATGATACGCCACCGGCCGATCCCACTTGTCAACCTCAACGCCCATCGTAATTTTATTGCCATTTGAATACGTCCCGTTGTACTCAATGTCTAAATGGTCGCATTCGATAAACTGAATTGCGAATTTGTACGGGTTGTATTTCCACCCCGGCCACAACCTGATTAAAACCTCACCGTCTTTTGCCAATGTCGTTACAAATAATTTCTGTGCGTCAATCCAAGACAACCGGCCGTCAACTGTCGGACTTCCAACCTTGCCCCATTGCTGCCAATGGGCCTCAATACGATTATTCGCCGGTTCGTCAAGTTTTCCGTCCTGGTTTTTCGCCCGTATCTGTAATTGAATGCCTTTATGCCCGATAACATTCGTCTTGATCATAGATACAAACCTGGACCCAAAGGCGTTATTGGCTGCCAAATCCCTCGACCGCGCCCTGAGTACTGCAAGCCCGGCCTGAATCTCTGCCGCCGGCGTCCCGCTTGTCTGCGTCCAGTCGTTTGTTAACCGGCCGATCATTGCGCCCTGATAGCTTCGCTTAAAAGACCTCATTTGAGCCGGTAATGTTGATTTTTTGATTTTAACGGGCTGTTCTTTAGCTTTAAAGGGCCACATTAAACAAACCTCGTTTTAATTTTCCCTGATTTACGCCCGGCCTTGATTTCCTCGGCGTTATATTCGGCCCGGTATCTGTCTCTCGCATCCAATAATTCAGCGTGGCTGAACTTTGACAGGCTGCGGCCACCGATTGAATACGAATAGACATCCTCTGACGCCTTTCCCTCAAGTATCGCCTCTATCGCGTCAAGACAGGTCTTCGCAAAACTCCGGTCATCGTATCCGGATGTTTGAGTCTCAAAATCTGGCAGGATCTCAAGCGACCCTGTTTTGATTGTATATATCTCGGTATTTTTTGTTACCCTGGCGATATAATGATATTCACCGGCAGACCAATCTTTAGTGTCAGTAGCCGCCTCGGAAACAAGATGATCTGTGCCTGATGCCGTTGCACTTATCCCTATCTGGTTATCTGATTTTACAAGGAAATATTCGAGTAGCCAGCTTGTTGCAGGATAATCGGTAAGTGATTTTTTCCAAGTTACGAAATCACCGGCCCTGATCTCGGTCGGCTCTGTGGTCGGAACGGTTATCGTCATATCGCCTCTTTTGTAGTGGATGCCCGAGCCGCGAAGCCCGGACATCCGGAACGGGAAACAGACACCTTGATATTTTATTATACCGCCGGTTAAGTCAATTAATTCGATGTTGTATTTAGCAAAAGTGTCTCATGTATCAAAAAACTGTATCATTTTTAAAATTGTTTCATTGATACAGATGTGTATCGCACATTTGTGTCTCTTTGATACACTCGAAATGCGCTAAAAAATAATCTGTATTTTTTTATTGTGTCGTTTCAGTATGTTAAAAAGTGTCTCATTGTTTTTGGCATGGGGATTGCTCTTAAAATTTGTTATGAAAACACTTTTAATAATAGCCATACTGATAACAGGATGTGCCACGACGAATAAACCAGGTGTTGTTGCGCTATATGATGAAATCCAGCGGTTGCAGGTGAACGAATGCTCGAAATACCCGTTACCGCTCCCCCTCGTTTCAGATGACGGCTACGCAGAGAATTACAGAAAAACAAAACAGGAAAAGTTTGCACTGATGATTAATAACGTTAAATCTGAGATATCCATTAACGGATGGTCTGATAAAGCTGTTGAAACGGTTGCAAGCTGGTTCCGGACGAATCAGGTATATGATATGGGGGCATCGCAGACAAAAACAATGTGGACGTTAAATCATGTTTATCATAACGGGTTCCGTGGGGATTGTAAAACCCTGCACCATGCTTTTTTATCGACACTCAAGTACTATCTCAACTGCCCATATCCAATGCAGATACGCATATACAACATGGTTTTAGACCCGGCGTATCACGCTGTAGCCGTGGTAAACGGGGTTGAGTACAATCTGCAACGTGGCGCTCAGATAGCCATATTCGGCATTGCCTATGCCCGAAAAGAGTTTTTAACCATTAACTATTGGAGAAAATAAATGAAAAAGATAATAATGATTTTGCTTATTTCAATTATGTGTTTTGGATGCGCCGCTAATCACGTTTCGGTTAAACCGGATACGGCTATTGAACAACCGGCAAAAACTGACTGGCTGCCAGTTCTGCTTTTTATCTTAATTTAGGGAGATTTTAAAATGGAAAAACGAGTTAAAAAACTGTCATGGATTTGTTACAGGCCGATGTATTACCCATGCTCACTGTGCGGCTACAATGAGGCCGAAACGGTTACAACCATAACTGACGGCCCGGTAAAATTCAACTTTCCGCTCTGTAAGGAATGCTCTGAATTGCCGCCTGAACTCATTTTGAAGCCCGTTTAGGGTCGTAACTGTCAAGCAACTCCGTGGTCGTAAATACCCTTGAACATTTCTTTCTCAAACATTTACGCTCACGGAGTATTTCATCATCAAGCCGGGTTGTTCGTATCACCCGGCTTTTTTCATTACCGCAATATGGACACTTCATCTATTTCCACCCTTTCACAAATCCTTTGCGCTTCCGTTTTAACGGCCGCTTTTTTGGAGCCTCTTTTTTCTTAACAGCCTTTTTAACCCGGCGGTCAATGCTCTCTTTCAGCTTTTTCCAAATCGGGTTGAGTATCCTGCAAGCCACGTATCCATAATAACGACAATCTAAAGCCTCATTACGTTTCTTTTTCGGCTTTAACTGGTATGCCCGATACGCAACCCCTTTGACATATCTCGTTTTCGCTTCCTCGGCGGTTAACATATCGAAATATTTTGCATCCCTGTCATCAGGAAAGTGGCAATACCCCGGGCCCGGTTCTTTAATCTGCAACCTCGAATAAACTGAATCCTTTGCCGTGTCTGTTCCTACCGGATACAGATCAAGCCCGAGCCTGCCCTTTTTTACGGTTTTCGTTGTCGGCCTGCCTACCAACGGAGCGCCCCGGGTTGATGAACCCTTTAGAGCGTAAACCCGGCCGATCTGTCGCGGTCTTATAAAAGCATAAGCGGCATCAGTGGCATATCCGGTATCGATACCGGCCGCCGCAATATGAAGCCTGACACCATCAGGCCGCAAAAACTCACGTTCAAGCAATTCAGATAATTTCGACCACGCCGGATCATCCGGGAGCCTGCAATCTTTACCGGATAAAACGTCATAGGATAACGACCAACTTTCATAGCCAACACCCCACCCGATGATCTCGGCCTCGATACGGTTTTTCTGGATATCAGCACCTACCGTTATAACAAGTACACCCTCCGGCGCTTCGTCTGCGAAATGCTCTTTACGCGCCATCAGGATAACATCATCTATCCGTTCTCCCTTATCCTCCCATGTTTCGGCAAGCCGGGTATTGACAAACGTTTTCAGCTTTTCCTTTTCCGGGTCTTCGCCGTTCTTATACGCCCTGGTCGCCTCTAAAAACTCTGTTGCAAGATGTGCCCATGTCGCATTCGGGCTGAAACTATACCCCGCCCAAATCCAGAAACCGGCATGGCCGGGTGACTTCGCGGTCGGCCGCCATACCCCGTTATCAACCATCCAACGTTTTTTGCTATGCGGTATTTCTTTCCCGCAATGTTCACATTCAAGGTAAGCCCGGTGCGGATTATCTTTCGGCCATTTTATGTTTTTCCAACGGATTATCTGCTCTTTTTTGCAAAACGGACATGGCACATAATAATATCTTTTATCGGATTCATTAAAACTCGTTTCGACACGGCTTGCCCCTTTTATTGTAGGCGTTGAACCGATTATTACCTTACGGTTCCAGTACGTGTCCGTCCGCATTTCACCGAGTTTTAACTGGTCGCCCTCACGCCCGGCAGATGGCGGGTATGAATCGCACTCGTCAAATAGGACTATCCGAACGGTTATTCGCCTGAATCCTCGCGCGCTATTGGCACCAATCAAGGTAAGGCTTCCACCAGGGAACGCCTTTTTCAAAATTGTGTTATCTGTATTTCTGCTTTTTGGGTCTGAAACTAATTGATTTAGAACCGGAGTGTCCCTAATCATAGGGGCAATCTCATCTTTTGAAAAACCTTGTGAGTCTTCAACTGTCGGTTGAACCATCAACTGCGGGCATGGTTCGTGGTGAGCGTAATAACCTATCGTGTGATTTAGTATTTTACTATATCCCACACGGGCCGATTTCATTAATGTTATTTTCCAAACAAGCGGATCTGTTACAGCATCCATAATCCCTATCTGGTATGGGTAAGACCTCCACTTCCCAGGTTCCGCTGAACTTTCTTGAGACAAATAAGCGTATTTGTCAGCCCACTGCGATAAAGTCAAATCCTCAGGGGGCATAAAATATGAAAGTATCTCTTTTGCGTCAAAAAAAGCCATTATTTCTTTATTAATCCATTCTCTAATGCATATCTATATGCTGGGCTTGCGCTGTCACAACCAGACCAGCCGAGGCACTGTTCAGCCGCAAGCCTCGCTAAGACAGCATCGTTAAAGTTAGAATATAACCCGAGATAATGTTTCTCATATTTAACCATGATGTAAGATTCCCATCGCTCAATTTTTTTATTAAAATGAACCCCCTTAACTCCGGACGTGTTCGTACATTTATTCCCGGTATTTCTCATGTTACAAATGCGTGAAACGATTCTGAGATTCTCTATCCTGTTGTCTGAATTATTCCTGTTAATATGGTCTATCTCTGTTGAGCTATCAGGCAAATAGCCATAATGCCATAACCATACAAGCCTGTGAGCGAATACGCTTTTACCAAAAAGGCCTATATAAATTCTCCCGCTGCTATGCTTATGACCAGCGACTTTCCCTATCATCGGCCGTGAACACGTTACTTTCTTCCAAGTCAAATTACCAGTTTCAGGATCATAATCGAAAAGTTCTCTGACTCGTTCATAGGTGAGTTTTTTCATGTGAAGCCTCCTATAGCTTCCCTTGTTTGGTTGGAGTGGAAGACCGGCAAGGAAACCGGCTTTTCGGTAGCTAACCTATCCACTCCAATACACATATCACTGTCGCCTCGCAATGTCAATATCGCCCCATTACCAAATACCCGGCGCCGGTGGCCACGGCATGAAAAACGGGTTTGATGATATTGCATCGCCTATTAAAAACTCAGGCGTTGCAGCCTGCAAAAAGTCTATCACGTAAAGCAATTCATCCGCAGCATCCCGCTTTTCTTTACCCGTTGAGATACGATCAAGCAACAGGCTTTTACGAACAGAATGCAGCCGCTTCAACGCCGCCTCTAATTTTTCTGCTTTTGATTCAGGCATCCGTTAACCTCCGCTAAAAGCTGTTTGGCCGCCTGATTTTCAGGATCATACAACAGACCGGCGCATAGATACCGCTTCGCCCTATCCACAAAACCGTATTGTAAGCAGACAATGGCATGAGTGATATATCCGGTTTCCACACCGATCATTCCGTCATATCGCAACAGTGCAAGCAGGCTTATCTCAAACGCATTGCTTGCCTTACCGGTCTTCACCATCAACGCCGTCAATGTAGTTGCTATTTTGGTATGCCACGGCCAAAACCAATTAGCTGATGCAATTCTGCGGATATCGCTATTTTGTAAGTGCATCCACAACAGCGCATCTGCAATTAACAGCCGGCCCCATGTCCCGAGCGCTATCGCCATGAGTATTATTGATATTGCTGGTATCATTAATTCACCTGCCCGATTAAGGCCCACGTTACCAACGAAACAATCGTTATCGACTGAGTATGGAACGCAAGCCCGTTGATTAAGACAGCGAATAACGCCGCCGCCATGTAAACATTGCCCGTTGAGTATGCCCGGAATATTGACAGCGCCATAATCCCAATATACAGCGCCGCGTTGACAACCCCGGCATCCAATATCATCTGAATAATATCGTTGTGCGCTCTGCGGGGCCGGTGCTGGTCTATCCGATCTTGATATATCGTTAAAACAACCCTGCTGTTGTAAACACCTAATCCGGTCAATGCCGTTTTCCAGGTAAGTTGCTCACGGCATCGTTTCAAGATTTCTATTCTGTGGTTGAGTGCCGGCCACGGCATAACAAGCGCCGCGATTATTACCGCAAATGGTATCATTATCCAATGGATTAAAAGCGATATAGAAACAAGCCATGCAGTCTGAGCCGCCCGGCATTGAGTAATACAAAGCCCAAGCGACAATATAATGACTATGCCGGCGAATAGATATTCGTTTCCACTTACAAAATATGGCGATAAAAAAAACACCGGAACCAAAAACGCTCCCATCATATTCGAGTTACCCGCAAGGCCGTGAATATATGGCCCGGTTTTAAACCACCGTTGCAGAATCATAACGATAACGGAAATAACGCCGCATCCGACAATAACGGGCATAGCCTCCGGTGGTGCCGACAAGCCGATAAACATTATTGCCGTAAATCTCAGAGTATGCTTTACCGATATGACCGTGTTCCTGGAAAATACCGTTGAGATTATCCACATTGCCACCATGCCGGCCGCCATTTCTGCTATCAGCGGGTCTATATGTGGCCACCCGTTAAAATAAAGCACCACCGGGAACAATAAAACCGCCAAAGTGTCCCTCGGTATCGTGTATGGCCGGGTTGAATATCTCGGTAATACTAAAAGCAGGATCGCTGCTATTGAAATAGTTGCTGTCATGTCCGTTTCTCCCAAATTATCCCGTTAAATCGTAAAAGATGTTTTCATAGGCTTGACATTATGGCCTGATAAATTTCGCCGCCTATAAACAGCGCCATTGTTATTAGCGATGACTCCACTATATGCAATGAGTTATGAGTAAAGTGTTGTAATAAAACAACACCCGGTGTCATTGTCGCACATACGCTTAAAAAAGCAATACCAAGTTTTTTCATGTCAGTTTTCCCAAGATTATCTCGTTAAATCGTGTCTGGTCTGCATCAAACGCGCCTGCAAGCGCATAGCCAGATATAACCCGTTGGTTTATTAGCCGCATTTTAAGGGATATATCTTTAATCCGTGTTGCCCGTATCATGTCAATCTCCGTCATAAGAGATACAAGTTTGTGTATCCTGCCTAATTTAACCGCGATATCGTTGCTCATGTCCGTTTCCCCCCTGCCAAATCCTGCAATGCTTCCCGGTGTAGGTCGCCTATCACCTTGATTATCTCGGAAGCCGCCGCAGGATCGTCAATGGCATCGTTAATTAATGGCGCGACCTTGCTCTGCACTGATAGGAATTTCGTTTTTGCCGCTGTAACCACCTTGGCGTAAGCCTGGGTGACGTCCTTTGCATCAACAAGCTCCCCGGCGTTCTTATCAAGAGTCTGTTTCTTGAGCGCCGCCTCGTAAATAGTCTTGAGCCGTTGAGCATCAGCCGCCGTGGTGTTCTCATCAAGGTCTGCCGCGGCAATCGCGTCAAGGATTCGGTCGTTGTCAATGTCGTTTCTTTTCCCCGCTCCATTGCCCCCCTTTTTTGAAACTTTTTTCGGTTTCCGTTTTCCGGTTTCATTATAGTTGCTGATAAGCCCATCTTTTAACGCTCTATCAGCCAATCTGGAATTGATAAGTTTCCGCTTACTCCCCGGCTTTGCTGGCTTTGTCGCCCTCGCTGGAATCTTCCCGGTCTTAATATGCCGGTTGATTATCTGAGGCGATACCGCCCTGTATTCTGCGTACTCTTTCGGGGTCATCCATGCCATAAAAAGAAACTCCCTATTATGATAAACCAGCCATTAACCGATAATGGCGCTAAAATATTATGCAGGCAAATGTATCAGCAAGAGCCAAAAATTGTATATGCGGCAACTGACGGCTTTTGAAACCATATAAAACAGTTTGTGCCTGCAAAAAAATCGCACTCGAAAGCGTACCTCCGATCGGTCCCGGCCACAGTACCTTTTTTATATAATAATTTCAACAGCTTGCCCTTTCGTTAGCGCTATGGCTAATTCTTTTAGTATATTTAACCCACGACCACCCTTTATCGTCAACGATATGGGTTGGCTTTGGAATAATAGCATCAAGTATATCAGTTATTCCTGCCTTATCCGCTGCCGCTTCAGCGTGGGCAATTCCTCTTGATGACCAAAGCGCAATATAAAACCCATCTGATTTCTTTTTGCGCAGCCAATCAACAAGGGGTGTATTGACCATACGCCCACAAGTTAACGTTCCGTCAACGTCAACGAATAGCGCCCTGCGCTGCTTAAGCCTGGCTTTCTTCATGATCGTTATTCTCTTTATCAGCTGACGTTACGATCTTATCAACGTTATCCGCTATCCGCTCAAGGCACTCGGTCTGCTTCTCCTGCTGCCGCTTGATGTACTCGATATCCCAAGCATTGGGAGACTTTGACATACTGTTGCCTTTATTGATGACCCGCCAGGAAGCCGTGTAATGGGATGCATGCGCACAGATGCGCGGATAACAATCATCAGTACTCACATCTATCCTGCAAGTATTATCACCACAAACATTACATTCGTAGATCATGTCTGTTCCCCTTATCTAAGTTTGAATATCAGCCTAACGGCAAACCGAATGCGCCACCATAGCCCGGCACTGAACATAGTCTCTACCACGGCCGTTGACTGGTTACGCCTTAATCTGTTCGCCGCCTGCCTCAGTTTCTTTGCGCTCTTACTGTTCATCGTGCCGTCCTCAACGCTCTCGCCATTGCCGCCCGGTGGTTCTTTGCGAATGAGCGGCTTACATAACGATGCGCCCACAACACAAAACCCATGCCGGGATGAATAACGGCAGACTTTTTAAGTGTAAACGCCCGTTCGATCTTGCCTTTTTTGCCTTTTCGGTGGTAGATGCCCTCGCCGATCTTAAACGTTTTCTTATCCTGGATAAACGCCCGGGCCCCCCCTGACTTCTTGTACTTCATGGGTATCTTGCCGGTCGGGATTGCAATGTTTTTGGCATGGTATGGATGCTTAACGCCGCCTTTTTCCCATAATTCTGCGAAATAGGCCGATGTGCCTATCTGACCGGATATAACGCGCTGCCGCTTATGGGCCTTGGTTATCCGGATGCCATATTTCCTGTTATTCCACCACGGCTTTTTTGATTTCTGCCGTAACCTGATTTTCCCGATTAACGGCTTACGGATGTTGAAAAGTGTCGTATTAATTGCCGAAGCGGTTGCAAACGGCAACTGCTGCTGTTCTCGCCAATTTAACGACTTTATAAACTCGTTAACGTTTGATCTTACGGAAATTTCGATGATATCCCCCTTTCAATTCCGCAATAAGGCAATCCTTACCGCTTCATCGTTATTATTTAAAACGTCTGACAGCAAAGCAATCTCGTTGTGTATCTTATCACGTAACCGCAACTGGTCCTCTGTAGCTTCCTGCCAATCTACAACATTACATTTCAGCCGTATCTTGCCGGCAACATTCTTGATGAACTCCGGAAACGACCTTTTGTTCCGGTGCCTTGTGTAAAGATTTCCACACATCTGCTTATAACTGTCGCCGCTTACGTTACGGTTTTTAATAAGCAAGTCAAACAGCCACCCGTAAACCTCAACCTTAAACTTCGGGTCAATAGCAAGTGCAAGGTCTATAAATAAAAGCGGGTGGAACCACGTATTCCGGCCATATTTCGTTTTCACCTTACCGTATTTTTTGTTAAGCTCCTCAATAAATTCCTTTGTGCCTTTCTGGTTTAACCATGAATCAAGCCTGAACGGGGCCTTTCCGTCAACCATGCGCTTTCTGTTCCCGGCCTTAACGAGGCTTGTCGCGCATAAAAACTTATTCATTACAATACTATCTATTTCTATGCCAAAAAGTTTGCGTTTTTTTGTGTTCTGCAAATAATTGTTTTTGAATTTTAACATTTCGTTTTTGTGACATTCAACAAACGTATCTACGCCACTGCTTTTTATAAACCATTCACCGTGATAATGGTCCTCTCTGAATTTATAATGCAAATATCCCTCTATCTCGAATGCTCTTTTTTCATCGACATCGAAAGAATACCATAGCCCTAATGCAAATGGAGTTGTAGATTGTAAGGATTTAAGGCGTTCAGTAACGTTTCCTGAAACCCCTATTTTTACGACCTTTTGTCCCCCTATGCTGTCGGTTGTGCTTATAAAATATATTGTTTTGCTATCATCATTACCAAAACATCTCATTTCATCTATTGAACACATCTTTATTTTATCCATATTTACCGCCTCTCAGATAGTGTATTTAGTTGAATCGTAAGCGCCGTGTTCAATCCCACGTAAAAACGCCCATCTCTGGATTATAATGTGGAATTGAGTTTAATAGTTCTGGGGTGAGTCTGTCTGGATTATTTTTCATGTTGAACCCTCCTATCGGTTCTCCTTGAAGATTGGAGCGGCAGGCCAGCAAGGAAACTGGCTTTTCGGTAATGAGCCTATCCGCTCCATAAACACTATCTGATAAATCAGCGCTTGTCAACTTTAAATCCTTTCAAATGTACCTGCCCGGCTTTCAACACCATGCTTAAACCCATGAACAAACGCCGTCTTGTAAACATATTCGAGCGTTTCCTCATCAAAGCCACAACTGCTGAGTGTCTCCATAAACCCGTTCAGCCATTTCCAATGCGCGTCTGCCATTTCCTCAATCTCGACTTTCTCCATGTTTACCGCCTTTCAATATTCATACCCATTAAACCGTTTGTATTCCGGTACGCACTCAGGATTTAGTTTTGCCCTTCGGCGCTCTCTGCGCACTTTCTGCTTTTTTGACCACCGGCGCCACATTGTTTTTTGGATTTGCCAGGGTTTATCTGGGTTCCACACTTCCCCCTTGCAAAACGGTTCGAGTTGTTCGCATAGTCCTGCCGCCATTTTATACCTCAATAATAACTTATTACCGGAACAACCGCTGAATAATCACGGTACGCACCCGAATGAAAATAGCCACCGTGACAAAAACACTCGCCGGTCTTGTTGTAAGATGATAACCTTTTCCCACAAATTTTGCAATGTGTTGCGTCTGACAGCTCCGGGCTTGGCCCGCTGATGTCTTTCAGCTCACGTATATCCGGGGTCATATCCTCTGATTTAAGTTTTTTTATTTTCTCACGATATCGCTGTTTAGATATGAGACTCTGGTGTTTCCTCCGCTTAATGGCGCATGACCGGCAAAATCGCCTCAAACAATGCCCCGTTATCATGTTGTTGCATTCCGGTGTCTCGCATTTTCTGGATTTGTTTTTCATATCAACCCCCTGATCCACTTTTCAATAGTTGTTGCCACGCCTGATATTATCTCAGATATCCAGTCAAGGATAATACACGCCGGCAGGATTGAAATAAATATTAACAGCTTTATTATGGCAATGGCTGTTTTCATATAAGCCCGGATAGCATCTGTTTTAGAGTTTTTAAAGACGTTTCGATACCGATAACCTCGCCATCAAGCTGTTCAGCTTCCTCAAAAAACCCGCAATCATATGATCTCTTATACATATCTGAAGCCCTTGATAAATCGTTTTCAATCCGTCCAATAGCAAGCCGAATTACCCGTTGCAGTTTTTCCAGGTCTGTTTCCATGTTAAACCTCATTTATCGTTATCTCTGTCCGTGGATGATCCGAGTATTTTTTACTCGCGATAATCATAACAACCTGCGCATCGTCTTTAAATGTTATCCCGTTAAGGCAATCCAGGGTGAATTTTACTAAATTGTCAACGTCCGGACGGGATGTCGGTTTTTGTGAAGCGCTGATTTCAAAATCCTCGCTATATTCTGGCCTTTTCCATAGTGGGCCTTTGGACGAACCATGAAATACTCAATTTTAACCGATAAGGCCGTTTCAAGTGGATTCTGCGTGTATTGCAATGCCGCATATTCTCTAAAAACATCCATTTGCGCTGTCTGATCTGAATAAGCCTTGCCTGATCGCCTGAATCTCGGCCTGTGTTTCGGTATCGGGTTCCCTGGTATGGTGAGTTTAATCATCTTTTGATTCCAGCTTTTCACGCAACTTTTTATTATCATCCTCAAGCGTCTTGATAAGATGCTGTTTCATTTCAGATGCTTTTTCGAGATACTCGAGATGCGTCCCTATTTCTACCAGTAATTCGCCTATTTTATCAATAATTTTCATAATCAACCCCCTGATCTGTGAATGATGTTGTTTCCGCAATCCACCGCAGCAGGATTTCCCCTGTCTGCCCGTTCCGGTGTTTCGAGATTATAAGATATGCTTTTCCTATAACTCTTTTGTATTCATCTGTCGGGTTACCACGCTCATCGAATTTGTTTTTAACATAAACCTCCGGGCGGTAAGGGAATAAGACAATATCTGCGTCCTGCTCTAACGCTCCAGACTCTCTCAGGTCTGACAGCTGCGGTTTTTTATCAGCATTTGGCCTATTCTCAAGGCTCCGGTTAAGTTGAGATAACGCGATAACGGTCGTATCAAGGTCTTTTGCAATCGCCTTTAATCCACTTGAAATATCAGCTATTTCAAGATCTTTTCGTTCGTATTTTCTGCTTGATGACCCCATGAGTTGGAGATAATCAACATATACAGGGCCGCGGCCATATTTTCTAAACCACCTGCGAAGCCGGCGACGGATTTGCTGAACGGTTATTCCAGCCGTATAATCAACGAACAGCGGTATCTCTTTTATGCTTGCGATTGCTTTTTTTACTTCATCGTAACCACCCATGTCTGAATATCTCCCAGCCCTGATGTCATATAGCGGCTGTTCTGATATGTTCGATACGGCCCGCAGCTGTAACTGTGGTGCGCTCATTTCGAGTGAAAAAATGTATGTCGGGATATCGAGTGATGCCGAAATCAAGGCGTGTTTTAACATTAATGCTGATTTCCCCATCGAAGGCCGGCCAGCTATAATATCAAAATCCCCCTGTTGCCACCCGAGAGTTATTTTATTCAGCCTGCCAAACCCTGTATCAATTCCGATAAGCCCTCCGCCGCGTTTCCTCAATTCTGATATTTTATCAAACGTCTCTTGGATTCCATCTGATATTTTCAGGGCCTTAGCGGTTGAATCAAATCCTATCCCAGTAATTGAGTCGTGAGCATACTCGAGTACATCGCCTGCCTGATCTCTTGAGAATGCCCGCTTTGTTATCGCATTGGCCTGTTCTATAATCCTACGCTTTACGGATGTTCCCTTAACCTGCTGGCAATAATATTCGTTATTTGCAGCTATGGGGATGCTTAATAACTCACCCAAAAAGACACCCTCACCCGTTTTCTCATTAAGCGTGGTTGTATCTACCGGACCCCCGGAATTGTGCAAATCTGATATTGCTTTAAATATTCTCATGTTCCGGGACCTGTAAAAATCATCAGGGGAGATCATATCTAAAATTTCAGGTATATCCTGTGGGCATATAATGCAAGACGCAAGTATGCTCTCCTCAAATTCAACTGCGTTCGGCATTACGTCACCGATTCTCGCTACAACATTTTCCATTGACGGTATCCCTTATCAGCACCAGCTCTCGGCTGCTTGTATCCTGATTTGCCTTTAGGTTCATATAATCCTGTCCATTCAGAGTTTATTGAGTTTTCTATTATTTCACGTTGCTTTGATTTATATTTTTTAAGAATATTTAATTGTCTTTTTGTTCCAGCTTTCGTTTTTAATGGCTTCCCTAATTCTTTACGAAATTCAATCCACATATCCCATGCTTCATTATCAATCCAATCTCGCCCATTGTTTTTAAGCTCAATTCCTGTTGGTGGTTTATATTTTTCTTTTTTCTTTTTTCTGCGCCCCCCTGTCTTTTGTTTATCTACTTTTGTATCAATAGGTAGAAGAATACCATTATTGGTTACAACCGCACCATTATTGGTTACAGATTGTCCGTTTTCAGCGTAACCATTATTGGTTACATATTCACCATTGTTGCTATTTTTATTGTTTAAATTCAATGCCTTGCCAGATTTTATTTTTTTTATAACCTTTTTTGGTGACAATTTCCATGACGTATAAACCTTGTTAAATCTATATGTTGCGTTGTTTCCGTAACCTTTTTTGGTTACGATTTTTTTACTTACAAGATTTTTTATTGCCCTATAAATATGTTGCTTTTTTAGGCCAGTTCCCTCAGCAAATTGAGCGCCGGATATCCTGTCTGATAATTTATTAAACCCATAAGTTTTTCTTAAAATGAAGTCCAAAACCTGCCTTTCTACTCCAGGGATTCTCGTCTTTGATAACTGATCCATAATCTCATTTGCAATGGCCGTATATCCGTTTTCTTTTTGTGGGCTGACCATTTCTAAACTTGCTCTCGATTATTTATTTTATTCCAACAAACTCCACAAAAATATTTAAAACACCTGTCGTAATCATCAGTTCTTGACAATGCTATATCCATACTTTCTTCAACAGATTCTTTTTTTAGCCTATCTAAAAACCTTATAACACTTCTGTTTGATTTTTTTGTAAAAACCCTATCAGGATATACTTCTTGGAATATTTTTTCTATTGATTTTGCGTCTCTCTTTTTTCTTACATTTATTTTTTTAACAAATTTTCTATATTCTAAAAGCTGAGATTCTTTTTCCTTAAGTATTGACAACGTTTCGCTTAATTGTGATGGTATTTTGTCAAGAGGTATATCCCTCTTTCCACGGTTGCAATCAAAACATGCTGTTATTAAATTTTCAATATTATCTCCGCCACCCTTTGATTTTGGTTCTATATGGTCTACTTCAAGAACCAAAATCAAAGGG